ATATGGCTTTCGTTATTCCCAATGAGACCACGTCCCCCGTTTGGTTAAAAAAGCACGAAAAAATACTTGACAAATGAACGGACGTGTGGTATTATAATTATAGAAATAAGGAAACCATATAAAATAAGGAGGAATAAAAATGACAGATGCAAGATTGTATACTTTAGCTTATTACCAATTATTTGAGAATTTTATTGAGGTGTGTGAGTGTGTTCTGTCACACCCTAATGATGAGGTAAAGCAATATGAAAAGGATATTTTATGGACTGAGTTAGTACAGCTTAAATCAGAAATGAGAGATAAAAATATTAATTAAGGAGGAAATAAAAATGAAAATGATTAAGGAAGAAAGTGACAATGTTAGAATTCGTGTAATTAATTCTAACACAGGTAACATAGTTAGAAGTGAGGAGTTGTTAACAAGTGAATCCTTAATAACAATAGCAAAGAGATATGCAACTAAAGAGTCTATTGTTATTACTTCAATACCAAATATTTTTTATTGTTTCTATATCAAAGGAAAAGTATATTTTTGCGATGCAAGTAATGATAGTGTAATAATTGAATTTTTTGAAGAGGTGCTAAATGGCTTATATGATGATGCTAGAGATAGTTTTCATATTGAATATGGCAGAGTAGTAACAATATCCCAATATGTAAATACTGTTGACCCTAGTAAATACGATGACCTTTTAACTTGTTTAGACAATATATGGGAAACAAGATATTATTCAAGGTTTATAAAAAGGAGAAAAAATAATGATTAAATACAGATTACATAATATCACTGATTTTGGCGTAGAACTCCGCGACTTCTACACTGAAAATTCACTAAACAACTACATAGCCTTATTTGTAGACCCACCGTATTGGGTTGAAAATTTAGAAGCACATGAAAATGTGTACATAGGTTTTGACAGACATAGCGAAATACCTTTATTTAATGGAAATGCTGTAGTGGTTACACCTGATAAATTGGATGATTTAAATGTTTCACGTGAAACATTACATGAAAGTGAAATAGACTGGATAAAAAGGCACACACCTATAGAAGAAGAAAAAGAGCCATACACTAAACTAGAAAAGATATCCTCTTTCTTATGTATTTTGTCCATCGTTATTATGACAACCTTTTTATTATATCTTTTCTTATCTTCTGTTTCATTTATAGCAGAGCACTTTTCACAGTTCACATGGAAAGTTTTCAATCTTTTATAAGGAGGAAAAAAACACATGGCAAAATTAACAAATCAATTATTAAGGTACAAAGTAATGTTTACAAAAGGGGGAACAGGTGGTTACACCGCTCGCGTCATGATACCAAAAGAAGCTATACGCGATTTAGACATTCACCCAGGAGACAGTATTGAATATACACGTGTCCCACATGGCTTATTATTAAGAAAAGTGCAAAAGGAGGGAGATTAAAAGATGGCAAATAAGCGTAGAAAGAAGAAACAAACAAAAGCCGATATTATTCAAAAAGAATATTCCCACGAATACACTAAATATTTAGCACGTGTTAGAAATCAGCAAAAACAAGGTGTACAAGTAAAGATAATTAAGCGAGTAAAAAATCCAAAGCAAGCTTCTATTGATAGAATTAAAAAGCAGACTGCAAAAGAAATACGAAAGAATGCAACGGTTGTTGATATGCTGACAGGGGAGAAAATAACTCCTAAAGAATACGGTCGTAAACATGCACTTGAAAGAAATAGAGTTTTCATTAAATTAACACCACAAGAGCAAGAATATGCTAGGGAGCACGGTTCTGATTTACAAGAATTAAAAGCGATACTAAAAAAAGGTATTAGAGTAAATATAGCAACTCCTGTGCTAGACTATGAGGCTATTATAGAATCATGGTATGATTCTTTAGACAGTTTTCACCCAAAAACAGCATTTTGGTTAAGAGAAAAAACAGATGCGTACTTGTCAAGTGCCACAGAAAAAGAACGGGCACTATTTGCGTATACTTATTCAAAAGCATCAGAAGTATTTCCAACAGAGTACTATATGGACAAAGCAATGGTTGACGCGGTATTTTGGAATATATTAAAAAAGATGGGTGTATTTAGCACTACAGAAGATTTCCAAGACTTTTTGATAATGCAAGATATTGTTATAGAAAAAGAAGAGTAAAACGAGGTGATATAATGCCGCGAAAAAAGAAAATAACCTTTTGGGCTTGTGACTTTGAGACGACCGTGTGGGGCGAAAAAGTAGAACAGGAAAAACGCAAAAAACAAGACAGTACAGAAGTATGGAGCGGTGCTGACGTGGCGTTATATGACGATACTGAAACTGTAACGATAACGCACTCTATAAGAGATTTTTTAAATAGATTTTTAACAATGAACGGCAATAATATTTTATATTTTCACAACCTTGCTTTTGACGGTTCATTCATAGTTGATTTCTTATTAAAAGAGGGTTGGAGGTGGGTACATTGTAAAGATAAAGAGATGAATTCAAAAGAGTTTCAAACTTGTATATCAGATATGGGTTCATGGTACTGGATTAAATTAAAATGGAATAAGACTTTTTTGGAGATTCGAAACTCTTTAAAGCTTATGCCCTCTTCTTTGAAAAATATTGGGAAATCATTTGGCACAAAGCACCAAAAATTAGACATGGACTATGAGGGCGAAAGATACGCCTATTGTAATATATCAGAAGACGAAAAGAAATATATTGAAAATGATGTGTTAGTGTTAAAAGAAGCGCTAGAAATGATGTTCAACGAAAAGCATGATAAACTAACAATAGGTTTGTGTTGCTTGGCAGAGTTTAAAGGGTTTTATGAAAAGAAACAATATGATAAGTTGTTTCCCGATATTAGAGAGGATTACTTAGACGAAGCAATAACAGGCGTATGGAATCAGTGGGATTATGTCCACAAGGCATATCATGGTGGCTGGTGCTATGTCAATCCCCAATATGCTCATACTGTAGTAGGTGACGGACATGTATATGACGTAAACTCTCTCTATCCATCTATGATGCATAGCATCAGCGGTAATAAATACCCATTCGGGCACGGAGAATACCATAGGGGAGCGCCACCCGATGACCTTATAAGTTCTACTAATAAATATTTTTTTATCCGCTTTAATTGTAGATTTCAACTCAAAAAAGGGGCGTTCCCATGGCTACACATTAGGCAGAATGCATTGTATAAAGCAAATGAAAATTTATACAGCTCGGACGTTAGATATAAAGGTGAATATTATCGATATTATCGCGATATTGATGGACAGATGCATGATACTAATGTTATTCTTACTATGACTTGCACTGATTGGCAGTTATTTAATGAGACATATGATATCTATGACCTGATTATCTATGATTATATATGGTTCTACGCGAGAGAGGGATTTTTTGACGAATACATAGATAAATATGGAGAAGAAAAGAGAACCTCAAAAGGCTTTAAGCGACAGAAAGCGAAACTCTTTTTAAATAATCTTTACGGAAAATTTGCCATGTCGGATAACTCTTCATATAAAGAGCCTTATCTCGATGAAGATGGAATTATTAGATTTATCCTACATGAGGAGCATGAAAAGAAAGTCGGCTATATCCCTATTGGTAGTGCTATTACATCTTATGCGATGAATTTTACAATTCGTCATGCTATAGCAAATTATGACCGCTTTTGCTATGCAGATACAGATTCTATACATTTGATTGGTCTTGACAAAGCGAACAAGGTTATAGAACACCCGACAAATTTCTGTTGTTGGAAATGTGAAAGCACGTTCGATTTTGCATATTATGAGAGACAAAAGACTTATGCAGAGCATATAGTTGAAGAGAACCACGTGCCTTGTGAGCCTTATCTTGATATTAAGGCTTGCGGTATGAGTAGCCAAGCGAAAAGAAAATTTGTAGAAGATGGAAAAGATATATCTGAGTTATCTACTGGGCTGAGTATGGAGACTTGTAATCTGAAAGCAGAGCGGGTAAAAGGTGGGATTGTATTAAGAAATAAAGACTTTAAGATTCATGCACAAAAAGATAAAAAAATTATGATATAATACTTGACTATATCTAGTCGTTGTGCTATTATGATAATGTAATAATAAAACATATTACATTACATTCACACTCACAAAAAAAAAAAAACAGAAAAAAGGAGGAAAAAATAAGATGTTTACAAGGACATTAGTCACAGCGGAGGTTTCTGTACAAAGAATCTACAAGGACAAGGAGACGGGCGAAATCATTAAAGATTGCTTTGAGGAAACATTACCAAACTGCAAGACAAGAGATAAAGCGGAAATCTTGCTTGAAAAACACTACAAAGGAGATATTGTTTCCATTTTAGACATAAAATTTAAACTAGAAAAACGCACAATGACAGACGAGCAGTTCTTACTTAATTCAGAAGTTAAGAGCGAAAAAATTGTCACCGAAGCAGAGTTACAGGAAATGCATAAGGAAGATTAAAAGGAAAACAGGAGGTAAACTATTATGGTAGAAATTAAAGAAATGAGCAGAGAGTTCACAAAGGTAGAAAAATATCTTATGACTACAGCACCCGACATTGAGCCATTAAAAAATATCGAGGACGGGGAATCTATCCCAATTGATGGATTTATTATTTTTGACGACATTAAGGATAGTGGAGAAGTACAGGAGATTGTAAGTATTATTACACCCGATAAGAAAGTCTATTCAGGGCAGTCAACAACCTTTAGGAAGTCTTTAAAGGATATTGAAGATGTAATGGACGGTGAAAAATTCTCTATTGTTAAAATCAGCGGAAAGACAAAAGCTGGGCGTGATTATATCAATTGTACCTTAGATGTATCAAATTTATAATATGATGTCGCGAGAATACCATTTTAATTCTATTCTTCTAAAGAGGTGGCTATATGTCACCTCTTTTAAAAAATAAAGGTTTCACGTGAAACATGAATGGAGGTGCTAAAATGATTGATGATGGTTATTATCATTGCGAACGCTTATTAACTATGAAAGATAAATATGGGAAAACCCCCGATATATATATTGTAGATGGAAACAGAACAGCTGGAAAAAGTTACTCTATTAAATGTAGACAAGTTTCCGATTTTTTAAAAGATAAATACAGACCCGAAAATCAGTTCATTTATTTATATCGAAATGTCATTGATATGACAGAATGTGCAGATACATATTTTGGTGATATCGCGGAAGCATTTGATGGTTATGTTATGACTGAAAAGCGCTTGATGCGAGGCTCATTAGTACAGTTATTTATCAATGAAGAGCCATGCGGTTATTGTTTGGCTTTAAATGTCGCAAGAAAATATAAAAAAATGCGTGGACTGTTTGTTAATATACGCTCTATATTTTTTGACGAGTATCAAGATGAAGATAATATATATTTGTCAAATGAAGTGAATAAGTTATTATCTTTATGCACTACAATCAGTTCTGGACACGGTAAACAGCATAGAAGAGTGGTTTTATATATGTCCTCAAATACAGTATCACTATTAAATCCTTATTATAAGGAGTTTGGTATCAACAAAATGTTAAAAAAAGACACAAAATTTTTACGTGGCGATGGTTGGGTGTTTGAGCGAACTTACAATGAAAATGCATCAACAGCATATCAAGAAAGTGGTATTGCACGAGCTTTTAAAAATGCTAGTTATAACGCGTATGCCAGTGAAAATAAATATCTAAGCGATAACGAATGTTTAATTGGTAAGCCAAGTGGAAAATCACGTTATATTTGTACAATTAAATTTAATGATAACCTGTATAATGTAAGAAAATATGATATTTGTCTATATGTATCAACAGGAGCAGACGATAGTTTTCCAACGAGAATATGCTTTACAAAAAATGATGTAATAGACAATACGACTATTCGTGTCAATTCAACACATTATATCGTTACGATGCTACGGGAATATTTTAACAGAGGGTTGCTTCTATTTGAAAATTTGGAATGTAAGAACATGATATTTGATGTCATATCTTTTTAATGTTTCACGTGAAACATTGACATTTTGAAATATATGTGTTATTATAATATTGTACCCAAAATAATGCGAACATTGTAATTGATATACACGCACATAGACAAGCAGTCTGATATCAATTTTTTGGCTTTGCGTTCCCTTTGATTCGATTATTTTGTAAAGTACAATATGTTTCACGTGGACAATGTTTCACGTGAAACATTTTTTATTTACAAACAAATCTATTTGTGTTATGATAGAAAAAAGGAGGTGATATCATGGCAAATGAAGTTATCACATTAATTAATAGTTTAGGGGTTCCGACCGTGGTTGCATGTGCGTCCATGTGGTATATAAAGTACAGAGAGGACAAAAATGACCAAAAAATTGAAAGAATGACGGCAGAACACAAGGAAGAAATGTTAGATATTACGAGCGCACTGAACAATAACACATTAGCGTTACAACGTATCTGTGACATTTTTGATAGTAAGGAGGATATCAAACATGAGTAAAAAAGCGGTTGACATTTCCTATCATAATGGGATTATTGATTTTGAACGATTAAAAAACGCTGTCGATTATGTGATTATTCGATGTGGATATGGACAGGATATGACATCACAAGATGATAAACAGTGGGCAAGAAATGCCAGTGAGTGCGAACGGTTGGGCATTCCATACGGAGTGTATTTTTATTCCTATGCAAAAACAACAGCTAGAATTGAGGGTGAAATTGCACATTGTCTTAGACTGTTAAAAGGTCATACGCCTACTCTGCCTGTATTTTTCGACAGCGAGGAAAAAGGAACACAGTCTGTGGCAAAGCATAACGCAAAGCGGTTTTGTGATGCAATGCTGACACACGGATATAAAGCTGGAATTTACGCTAGTAAAACATGGTATGAGAATTATATCGGTGAGACTTGGGGATATGACTTGTGGATTGCTCGGTATTCGAATGTGTTAGGTGTAGACAATGTAGACATTTGGCAATATTCCAGTAATGGCTCTGTTGACGGTATTAACGGACGATGTGATGTGAACCACGTGTACAAAGATTACGGAGATTCAACTGCTACGCCTACTATACCGCAGCCTCCTACTAGCCAAACAAAACCAAGAAATGAACTAATTGCTTTGGGACAACAGCACGCTATTAATTTTACAGGGGTGCAAATTGCAGTTGACGGTATTGTTGGCAGAAATACGAAAAGAATGGCGGTACGAGTTGTACAACATGCTATGAACATGGATTACGGTCGCACGATTGCAGAGGACGGACTTGTTGGTAAAAAGACAAAAGCGAAAGCTGGGCGTCATTATGTAAGACGTGGAGAAAAACAGTACTTAGTCACAGCACTGGAAATCTTATGTTTATTACAGGGAAAAGACCCGAACGGGGTGGAACACCCGGGAACATTTGGAGGAGGACTGGCGCGAGCATGTGGAATTGAAACCGTTTACGCGAAAGATATGTTATACATGATTTAATGATTATTCACGTGGAACAGAAAATGTTTCACGTGAAACCTTTTAAGGAGGGTAGTAAAAATGCCAAATATCAATGTAGCATATCAGTGGGCAATCAATGCGTGTAATGCTCCTAATATCGGCTATTCACAGCAATATCGTAGAGGACAGACTGTGAATGGCATTACTTATTACGATTGTAGCTCTTTTATATCGAAAGCACTTACAGAAGCTGGTTTCTTTGCCTCAAATCCGTGGTTTACGACAAGGACAGAGAAGGGCTATCTATTACAAGCGGGGTTTAAAGAAATTGGTATTAACGAAGCATGGCAAGCTGGGGACATCGTGTGGCGTAGCGGACACACCGAAATGGTATATCAAGGCGATGGGGTAGGGAATGGCGGTACTACCATGGGAGCGCACAGTGGACGCTACCCTTTACCCGACCAAGTAAGCATTAATTCTCATGTGTCAAAACCGTCCGCATGGACAAAGATATACCGCTATGGCGATAGTGCTGGTATGCCCCTAGAGTGGATTCACGGAAACCGTTATCTGACAGACGATGAAATGAAAAATAATGCATATGTATTTTACAGCACAATGTTTTTTAAAGATTTTACACTAAATGCAATTGCTGGAATGTTAGGAAATATGGAGATTGAGTCCAATATTAACCCAGAGCTATGGCAGTCGCTAAAAGAGGGAAATTATAATGGTGGTTATGGTTTAGTCCAGTGGACACCAGCAACAGTCTATACAGACTGGGCGAACGCACATGGATATGATATCACAGACGGGTATTACCAGTGCGTGTGGCTTGATGAAGAAACAGTTAGTAGTGGTCAATGGATAGAGACTACGAAATACCCGATATCATGGGAAGAATTTCGAAAGTCCACAAAAGAGCCAGATTATCTAGCATCTGTTTTTTTAAAAAATTTCGAGCGTGCTGGGGTGGAAAAAGAAGAGGAACGGAAAAAGAACGCGCTAAAATGGTACGCTTATCTACAGACATTATCCCCATACCCAATCCACCCACATGCACGAAAAACAAAAATGCCACTTTACTTTTTCTTTCCGTGGTGATATAATAGAAATCATAAAAGGGTGACACTAAATAAAGGAGGTAAGCATATTATATGGATTTTAAAGAAGCTTTAAACGAATTAATTGACGCTGTGGCAGACGTGGAAGAACACGGGGACGCTATTGAGTTCTTACAGAATTATGAGGGCGAAAGAAGTGGAGAAACAGACAGCGAATGGGAAGAAAAGTATAAAAAGTTAGAGAGCGAGTACAAAAAGCGCTTTAAAGAGCGCATGAAAGAATCTGCTACTAATGCAGACGGCGAAGAAAAGAAAGACGAAACAGAAGAAAAAATCACCGTCGAAGATTTAGACTTTGACGGTAAGACAGAATAAGGAGGTATGAAAAATGGCAGAAGCAACAAACGCGAATATATTAAAAGCGGTTACACAGGAACTTTCATTTGAGGTTCAGAACCATTTACCAACAGAGGTATCAGACAATTTACAGGCTGTGTATGATAACATTTTAAATTATGCGCCTGTAAGAAATGAAATTGTACCGTCATTAATCAATCGTATAGGTATGCAGACGGTGGACAGTATCGCGTGGAGAAATCCGTTAGCACGATTTAAGAAAGAGCCAATGCGTTATGGCGAGACACACGAGGAAACTTATGTAAATATGTGCAAGGGACGTGTATATGATTCACAAGCAGACTTTAAATTTGCTTTTCAGCAGTATCAGTCCTATATCATGAGCGTGTTCCACAATGTCAATCTTGAAATTCAGTACCCAGTCACGGTTACATATGACAATCTTAGAAAAGCTTTCACTAGTGAGTATGGAATCCGTAACATGATTATGGCAAAAATGGAGAGCGCTATCACAGCGGCGAACTGGGACGAATACCTTGCTATGCGTGATTTGATTAATGTCGGGTATGAAAAAGAGTTGCTTCCAGCAGTGACTGTTGACGCGATTGTAGATGAAGCATCAGCGAAAAAGTTATTGATTGAGGTCAAAAGAGCAGTTGGAGAGTTTGGCTTCCCATTGCCGAAAAACAATCCAGCTGGTGCAACTTCTCACGCTATGCCGTCAAATCTGATTTGGATTACAACACCAGAAGTAAATGCACAGATTAGTGTTGACGCTTTAGCGTATGCATTCCACATGGACAAAGCAGACGTGGCGGTTCAGACGGTCATTGTGGATAAATTTGCAAATAGTGCTATACAGGGAGTTCTTTGTGACGTGCGATTCTTCAATGTCCGTGACCAGTTCAAAGATATGGCAGACCAGAGACTTGCAAATGTGTTGTCTTGGAACTACTTCTACACACAGGTTGAAATGGTAAGCGCAAGCCCATTTTACCCGATACGTGTATTTACGACTGATACGGTTGTTAAAGCGCCAGAACTGAAAGCAACAGCTGGAACTTACACACCTGGGCAGACACAGGAAGTAGCGGTATCTGTAATAGGTGAAACAGGAACATATCATCAGAATTTAGTTACTCTTGAGGTGGACAGTGGTGCTACTTCTGCTAAGACTTATGTCATTCCAGGAACACATTTATTACACACGGGAGCGGACGAGACAGGAACTATCGTGTTGAAAGCGATTTACAGACCAGACGAGACTATCACAAAGACAGCAAATTTCACTAAAGCGTCATAATTAACGGAGGTAGTTATCTATGATAAATTTACCTGTTCAAGGAGGGGTCGCACCACGCGACCCCGAAACAAAATTAAGATTATACAGTGGTGTGCCATGGTCTGACGAATACGAACACGTTAGACTATACAATTCAAAAGAGGACTTGTTGAACCATTTAGAGTTATATCGTAAACATATCAATGGAGTTGATTTATCACATCTTGCACCGATTAAAGTAGGGAAATATGATATCCGCGTACCATTCACAGAAATGAAAGCGCTTAATCTTAATTATTTAGCTTTTCAGAATAGCGGTATTTCTAATGAGTGGGTATTCTGCTTTATCGACTCTATCGAGTGGTTATCTGAAAAAACAACTAGAATCAATTTTTCATTGGACGTTTTTCAGAACAACTTTTATAATGCAAATATCAAGCCTTGCTTTGTCGAGTATCATCATATCCCTAGAAGTAAAGACGCGATGGGAGCAAATTTAATACCCGTAAATATCGAGACAGGTGAAACGATTGTATCACGGCACAAAAAATTAGACTTGACGCCATCCGAGTGTTGCGCTTTTGTGACACGTGGAACAGCAGAACAAAGTTGGTTCGAGGGGAGAGTTGAAAACGGTGTGTTTTGCTGGGGCAGTATCGGGCATTATGATGTAACTACAGAAGATGGACTAAAAGGGATAAACACTTTGTTGGAAGATTATAATAATCAAGGCGCGCAAGATGCGGTTATAGGGTTGTTCATGTCTCCGAAATTGTGCACACTCGCTTTAGGTGGGAAAGAGATAAAGCCTAAAATTACATCTATGCAGATTTCTGATAACGTATTCGAGGGGTATAAGCCAAAAAACAAAAAGTTATATTCTTATCCATGGTTATTCTGCTTGGCAGACAATAATCAAGGCAACACACACATTTATCGATATGAGTATAGCTATAACCGAGATAAGTCTCTTGAGTTCGACAGCTTTGGAACAATAGCCACGTTACCGCAAGTCTTGACAGCACCGAAAAATTATAAGACACGTGAAGAGTTGGGTCATGGACTAATGAGCGAAGCACTCGTTAACTCTTCTTTTCCGATGTGTTCCTTTTCATCTGACACATATCGGGCATGGTTAGCACAAAACAAAAGTTCTATTGCTCTATCACAAGTTCATACCGCTGTCGATGCTACCATTAGAACAGGTACAGCGATAGCTGGTTTGGCTGGTGGAAGTTTACAGGGAGGACTCAATGGATTGGGTAAAACAACCAACGCTTTTTGGGACGCTCTTGGAATGTTAGCAAATCAGACCGACAGAGCAAGAAACGCTGGAGTGACACATGGGAAAGCACTATCAGAAAATGTATTGACAGGTATCAAGGAGTGCGGGGTGGATTTCTATGAAATGTCCTGTAAAAGACAATTTGCAGAAATGGCAGACAGCTTTTTCGAACAATTTGGTTACCCAATCAATAAAATTGCAACCCCTTATTTGCACTCAAGAGCATATTGGAACTATGTGAAAACTTCTCATTGCGGTTTCACTGGCGATATTGATTTAGACCAGTTGAAACAGTTACGAAATATTTTTGACAACGGTGTGACTTTGTGGCATACTGATGATATAGGGAATTATGGGCTATCCAACGATTAAAAGGAGGTGTGTATAAATGAGAAATCCATTGCGAATTTTTGAACGAAATGTCAATAAAAAGAAAAGTAGTGATTTTGAAACAATTAAGAGTATCTTCTTTTACGACATTTTTGACATATTTGTAAATAGGTACACATGGAATAATTTGCCTAAAGAAATTCTACCAATGTACATTGAACAAACACTATTTTGGCATGGACTTGGTGTATTCATCAAAGATGATATCGCCGGATACGCTTTTATGAAAGTTGCATTATCGGGGTTGCCCGATATTTACAATATTCCTCAAGATAGAATTGCTTACACAGCTAACGGTTATATAGAGGAATATGGAAAAGAAAATAGCTGTATTTTATGGAGCAACTACTCAACAATGCCGTACTACTACAAAGCTTTAATGTACGCTGACGCTATGGCTAATACTTGGAAAACAAAAGGCATTAATATGTATGCACAGCGTACACCTGTTGCACTTTCTTCCTCAGACAACGAAAAACTGAGCTTTGAAGTTGTAGGCGAAGAGTACGATAACTATTTACCTATTATAAAGCTGTCCGACTCGTTAAACTTAAAAGATATTAAAGCTTTGAACATGGACGCACCTTACATCGTTGATAAATGTGAACAAGAATTGAGAGATTTATGGTCACAGGTACTGACATCTTTAGGCTATGAAAGCAATCCAGTAGAAAAAGGTGAACGCCTTGTCACAGGTGAGACAGCTGGGAACAATGGACAGATTGAAGCAAATCGAAACGTAGGACTTACATTAAGAAGAAGATGCGCAAAAGCTATTAATGAGTTATGGGGGCTGAATGTGACAGTTGACTTTAACAGTGAACTGCCTACCATGATAAACGGATATGTCCCTGACAAGTATATGCAAAAAGGAAAGGAGGGTGACGAGATTGAGTAAATACACAACTACAGTAAAAGATATTTGTGAAAGCTTTATCCCACCCCAAGAACTATGGAGCATGGACTTATCAGTAGCGAGAACTATTGACAAAACACAAGATAAATTTTTTAATTTTGATTTTCCATTTTATTCAGAGGATAGAAAAGACTTATATACTTTTAAGACATATTTTTTACTTAGATACTGGAATAATTATATAGGTTTTGAAACTCTAGGTATGTGGAAAACAGCTTTCATGGCAAAAATGCATGAATTAATCCCGTATTATACAAAATTGTATGATGCAATCCAAAAAGATAACCCTTTTACAAATATAAATGTAACAATCACAGAAGCAGAAAAAGGAAGTGAAAAAACAACAACTAAAACAACAGATACAGGACAAAGCGAGGTAAAAAACAAACAAAACTATGAAAATATTGACAGCGACAACCCACAAGTTACCGTAGCAACACAAGACTATGCTAGCGCTATGAGCAGAGGCGAAACTGTCAATAACACGACTACAACAGCAAACAATAACCACACAGGAAACGACAACAAAGACAGCAAAAGAGACAGAGACACAAAAGAAATAGGATTAAGAGGAAAATCAACGAGTGAAGCAATCGAAGAATACCGAGAGCAAATACAGAATATCAACAGAGAGCTTGTAGAAGCTTGCCGAGATTTGTTTCTAAAAGTTTGGTGATAAGGAGGTGAAATGTATGCCAGAAGAATTAAAGCCTTTAGTTCCTTTACTTTGTTGTGATATACCTAGTGTATACAGTAATAAACAGAGTTATTATGAATGCTTATGTTATATCGGGTATAAAGTGAATGAGTGTATAGACGCTATCAATGGGTTTACTGACGCTTACAAACAATACACCGATAAAAAAGTTTCAGAGTTGAAAACGTATATTGACGGACTTAATCGTGATATCTACAACCATATCACGGAAGTTGAAACAAATATCCGTCATGATATGGACACTAGGGATAATGAGCTTGACGAAAAAATCAATAAAGTACAGACAAATTTACTTGATAAAATCAGTGCGTTAAACATTCTGATTTATGACCTAAACGATGAGACAAGAGCGCATATTGACACAGAGGTTAAAAAACTCTATGATTACATCAATGACTATGTGCCAAATAATATGGAAGTGTTGAACCCTGTAAGAGGATATCGAACGAGTCTGAACCAAGCGCTAGCAGATATGTATGACAATCTACGCTATTATGCGTTGACGTGCAATGAGTTTGACTCTTTAAATTTAACTTGCACAGAATTTGACGGGTTATCAATTAACTGTACAGAGTTTGACTTATACGGTGCAAAAAAATTCAGAGTAGATAGCAACTTATATATGCATGACCCATTTACAGGAAAGTATGTTTTTTATCAAGATGTAATTTACAAACTTGCAGAATTGCATTTTAATAACCCAATTACAGTTAACGAGTTTGACGCTTTATTATTGACGGTAACAGCATTCCAGTCTAAAGCCTTAAGCGCTTACACATTTGACAATAACGCAAAAACGGCGTTAAAATTATAAATTAAAGGAGGATTTTAAAACTATGAGTTCAACAAACAAAACAACTTACTATGACTTAAGCCAGTATATCGGTACTGACAAGCCGACATATTTAGGGGATTACAATTCTGATATGTCCAAAATCGATGCATGTATTCACGATGCAACTGATAAGGCAACCACTGCTTCACAGACTGCTGGAAGCGCAATTGCTAGAGTTGGTGAAGTTGAAAAAACTGTGCAGTCACATACAAGCGCTATTACAACATTACAGACAGATGCTACAGGTTTGAAAGAGAGTGTAAAAACAGCGCAGAACACAGCCTCCTCAGCAGATGGAAAAGCAGACAGCGCACAGCAGACAGCCAACAGCGCACTTTTAACAGCAAATAATGCTAGTGCAAAAGCCGATAATGTGAATAAAGATGTAACACTGTGGACAGGTAGCGTTAAAAACTCAAGTGTTGCACTTAGCGACAGCTTGACAAATTACAGATTTTTATATGTTGAAACAAACGCGGGTGTTAGCCCTTTGTTTGCTTATAGAAATGACAAGAAAAAATATGTCGGTTGTCAACAGGTTTTAAAAGATGGGGCGACAAACACTGCGTCTACAATAACAGTCAAACTGGATATAGTTGATGATACGCACATCATGGTTAGTGCTAATGTTATTGACCATGCGTTTAGTAGTACGCACCCAACGCTTGACGCTGTGTACACATTAGGCGTTTATGGCATCCCGAGATAAACTGAGTATGAAAACTAAAATAACCTCACCAATTTGGTGAGGTTATTTTAGTTTTCCTCCTTATTTTATATGGTTTCCTTATTTCTATAATTATAATACCACACGTCCGTTCATTTGTCA